GGGGTGGTGCCCAGGGGCCACCTAGGACGTTTTCTAGGTTAGCCATGTGTCACCGCCTGCTTATCTGCCCTCAATGATCCCTCGGTTTTGACCTCCAGCTCATACTGCCTGCCCATTGGGGGCGTTTCTCCCCACTGATAGATCACCTGGGGCCACACATCAAGCGCATCGGCCAGCTTTTTTAAGCTGCCGAAATAGGCAATTGCTTCCTCGGTTTTCATGTTTTCCGCCTTCCTTGAAATAATATGTTGACATGGTAGCATCATTTCATTATATTGTCCATATCGCCTCACCCAGACTTATCTGACCGAGGCACTAAAGGAGAAGCAAAGATGAACAACTTTAAAATTTATCTGTGCAACGTAAAAATTATCGGTCAACGCTGCGGCTTTGGTGAAGGCTCGACTCGCCAGGCCGCGATTGCCGACGCGCTGGATCAGGCAAAGGCTCGCGACAAAAACGCGAAATACAACGCCAATACCGGAAGCGTTGATTTTGATGGCGGCGAGGTGCGGATATGAGCACCGAACCCTGCCTCTGCGGTGCCACAGACTGCCCGCGCTGCTACCCCAACAGCAGCCCAGAGCCGAGCGACCGAGATTTAGAGCTGGCGCTGGAAGAAGTGATTGAGGTTGTAATGGATTACGGACGCTGGCCGGTAAAGGGGCGTGTGCAGTTTGACCTTTACGATTTCCTGCTTGAAAACCGCGACCCGTCTTATGCATGGGAAATGTATGTTTCCGCCATGTCCTCGGATACGCAAGCGCTGGAATATCGTATTGAGAATGAAATCAAGCGGGTCAAGGCCATGCTGGTGAATTACCTGTCCGACTCCGACCTTATTTACGATCTTGCCTTAACCAACTCTGAGGAAAAATAATGGCTATCAAGCTGAAAAACACAGGAAGTCTTGCCGAGAATGGCGTCAAGCTGCTGGTCTACGGTGCCGCTGGTGCCGGTAAGACAACCCTGATTAAGACGCTCCCGAACGTGATTGTGCTCTCTGCCGAGGGTGGTTTGTTGTCCATCCAGGATGCTAATTTACCTTATCTGGAAATCGGCAGCATGGAGGATTTGCGCGAAGCCTTTACTTGGTGCAAGGAAAGCAAAGAGGCCGCGGGCTTTGAATCTGTGGTGCTGGACAGCATTTCCGAGGTGGCCGAGGTGGTACTGCACGAGGAATTGAAGAAACAAAAGGATGGCCGGGCGGCATATGGTGAGATGAACACCACCATGCAGGACTTGATCAGGGCTTTCCGAGACCTTCCCGGCAAGCACGTGTTTATGACCGCCAAGCTGGAGAAAAGCGCCGACGAAATGGGTCGCATTCTTTATAACCCCGGAATGCCCGGCAAGTCACTGACTCAAGGACTTCCCTATTTCTTTGATGAAGTCTTGGCGCTGCGGGTTGAGAAGGATGCCGAGGGCACGACTCAACGGGCTTTGATGTGTGACTCGGACGGGCTGTGGCTGGCCAAAGATCGCTCCGGCAAGCTGGAGGCATGGGAAGCGCCTGATCTGGGTGCCATCATTGCCAAGATCGGTGGCAAAAAATGAGCGACCTTAAAACTCTCAGCGCCGAGTGGCTGGTCTGCAAATACGCCGAGGAAAAGGCCACGACCGATCGCCGCAAGATCGAGGATCAGATGGTCAAGCTGCTGGCGATTCCGCCAGACTTTGAGAGCACCGAGACCGCCGAGCCGGAAGGCTTTGTGGTCAAAGTCTCTGGCCGCATCGACCGCAAGGTTGACGGCGAAAAAGTCCAAGAACTCGCCGCCGAGTTTGGCCTGACTGAGCACCTTGCCAAGCTGTTCCGCTGGAAGCCAGAGATCAACATGGCGATCTGGAAGGCAGCAGATGAAGCAATCACCCGTCCGTTAGCTGCAGCAATCACGGCCAAGCCTGGCCGCCCGTCTTTTAAAATCACTTTCAAGGATTAACAAAATGGCTTTCTTAACTGAAGAATTCAACGTCAACGAACTGCCGGTGGGCAATGGTAATTTTGAGCCACTGCCTGCTGGCTGGTATTCCGCCACCATCTCGCAGTCCGAACTCAAAGACACGAAGTCAGGCACCGGGCAGTACATCAAATTGAGGTATGACATCACCGGCCCGACGCATCAGGGCCGGGTCGTTTTCGGCAATCTCAACATCAAGAATCAGAACCCGAAAGCCGAGGAAATCGGACGGGCGCAGTTGGGCGACATTATGCGTGCCATTGGCCTAGCCAAGGTGACTGACACTGATCAACTGATCGGCGGCGAGATTGTGATCAAGCTGGAAATCAAACAGGACGAGACTTACGGGGCTTCCAACGAGGTCAAGGGCTTTAAGTCTGCCTCTGGCAGTCCGGCACCTGCTGCCGCGGTGATCCCTGCCAAGGTTGCTTCAAAGGCACCTGCACCTGCTGCGGCTGCACCCACCAAAGCCGCACCGCCCTGGGCTAAGAAGTAAGACAAAAAAAGCCCCGGTCTGGATTCCAGCCGGGGCAATTGGAGACGATATGCAAATTCCTGAATCAGAGCATAACATTCAAAGCCTTATCGACAAGCACCACGAAGGCCAGTCCGAGGTGCCGCGGTCTCATCTTGGCGCCAGCACGCTGGGCCATGTGTGCGACCGCTGGCTGTGGCTGTCTTTCCGCTGGGCGGTGCAGCCGAGCTTTCCGGGCCGCATCCTCCGCCTTTTCCGCCGGGGCCGCGAGGAAGAAGTTAATATTATCAACGACCTTCGTGCTATCGGGATGGACGTTCGGAAAGTATCGAGCCAGCATCGTGTGGACTTTGGGAGCCATGTCTCTGGAAGCCTCGATGCAATCATTGACTCTGGCGTGCCAGAAGCGCCGAGGTCTAAACACATTGCAGAATTCAAGACCGCATCCAAGAAGGCATTTGATGCGCTGGTCAAGGATGGCGTGGAGAAATCAAAGCCAGAGCACTATGTCCAGATGCAGGTCTATATGTCAGGCACAAAGATCGACCGCGCCCTGTATTTGACCGTCTGCAAGGATGATGACCGCATCCACACTGAGCGCATCAAATACGATAAGGCTGTGGCAACCAAGGCCATCGAGCGCGGCAAACGCATTGCCCTGTCCGACCGAATGCCGGAGCCGATCAGTTCAGACCCGTCCTGGTATCAGTGCAAATTCTGCGATGGTCACTCTATGTGTTTTGGCGATAAGACCACAAAACACGTGAACTGCCGCACCTGCGCCCATGCTACTGCATTGCACGATTCGACATGGCATTGCGCCAGATGGGATGCTGTAATCCCATATGATACCCAGAAAGAAGGCTGCGAATCTCACGTTCTGCATCCTGACCTAGTGCCGTGGAAGCGCAAGGATGGGCCGGATGAGTGGACAGCAATCTATGAAATCAATGGGGTCGATCTGGCCAATGGCGAGGGCGATGCGAATGTTTACACCAGCAAGGAACTGCTGGCCAACCCTGCCGCCTGCGCTGGTGGAGATCCGTTTGTGGCCGAGTTGCGGCAGGACTTTGATGGGAGGATTGTGGGGTGAGAGTTTTAATTGCCTGTGAGTTTTCCGGCATTGTGCGCCGAGCCTTTGCAGCGCGTGGGCATGAGGCTTGGTCATGCGATCTGCTGCCGTCAGATGACCGCACTGATTTTCACATTGTAGGCGATGCCAGAGACATTCTGAATGACGGATGGGATTTGCTGATGGTGGCGCATCCACCCTGCACCAGGTTATGCAATTCAGGGGTTCGCTGGCTGGCAGAGCGCAATCTGTGGCCTGAGCTTAAGGATGCTGCCGACTTGTTTTCTGCGTTTTGGAATGCGCCCATTGAGCGCATCTGCGTAGAGAATCCGGTCATGCACAAGCACGCAAAGGCACTCATCCATAACTATCTGGCGCCAGCGCAATCAGTGCAGCCGTGGCAGTTTGGGCATGGCGAAACGAAGCGCACTTGTTTATGGCTGAAGAACCTGCCGAAACTAACTCCGACCAATATCGTCGATGGCCGCGAGGCTCGTGTTCATCGGATGTCTCCAGGATTAAACCGCTGGCGGGAGCGTTCGCGGTTTTTCCCCGGCATTGCTGATGCGATGGCCGATCAATGGGGTGGTCTTTGATGCTCCGTGAATACCAACAACGCACCATCGACCAACTTTACGCATGGTTTGAGGCTGGCAACGCCGGCAATCCCTGCCTGGTGCTGCCGACCGGCTCAGGCAAGAGTCACATCGTGGCTGCGCTGTGCAAGGATGCCATTCAAAACTGGCCCGAAACGCGGGTGCTGATGCTTACCCATATGGCCGAATTGATTACCCAAAACGCCGAGAAGATGCGCCAGCACTGGCCGGGTGCGCCGATGGGGATTTATTCCGCAGGCATTGGCCGGCGTGATCTGGGAGAACCGATTACGTTCGCCGGTATTCAGTCGGTGCGGTCTAGATCAAAGCAGCTTGGCCACGTTGATCTGGTTATCATTGACGAGTGCCACTTGGTCAACCACAAAGACGAGGGGGTATATCGGAAACTGCTTGGCGAGTTGAAGGCCATCAATCCTCACCTGCGAGTTATTGGCCTGACCGCCACACCATACCGCCTCGGACATGGCCTGATCACCGACAAGCCTGCCCTGTTTGACGATCTGCTAGAGCCGGTCAGCATCGAGGAATTAGTTTTTAAGGGCTACCTTGCCACGCTGCGGAGCAAGATCACCAAGGCCAAGCTGGACACGACAGGGGTGCATAAGCGCGGCGGGGAGTTCATCGAGTCTGAACTGCAGGCGGCGGTAGATACCGATGACAAGAATCAGGCCGTGGTGCAGGAGGTGGTTACATTGGCGGGTGAGCGCAAGGCATGGCTGGTGTTTTGCACTGGCGTTAAGCACGCTCATCACGTTGCCGAAGTCCTGCGCCAGCATGGGGTAACTGCTGAGTGCGTGACGGGTGAAACCCCGAAAAAGGAGCGTAAGAAGCTGCTGGATGACTTTCGGGCCGGAAGGTTGCGTGCGCTCACAAACGCAAATGTGCTAACCACAGGATTTGATTACCCTGATATTGACCTGGTGGTGATGCTGCGCCCGACCATGAGCGCCAGCCTTTATATCCAGATGGCTGGCCGGGGCATGAGGGTTAAGAGCCACACCGATCATTGTCTGGTGCTCGACTTTGCCGGTGTGGTTGAGGCGCATGGGCCGATCACCAACGTCCAGCCGCCCAAGAAGGGGAGCGATGGCAATGGCGAGGCACCAGTTAAGGTTTGCAACGAGTGTGGCGAGCTTGTCCATATCTCGGCGGCGGTCTGCCCGGCCTGCGGTGCAATGTTCCCGGAGCCGGTCAAGAAGGCACTGGTGCTGCACCACGATGACATCATGGGGCTAGAAGGAAAAGACCTTGAGATTACAACCTGGAATTGGCGCATCCACACCAGCAAGGCCAGCGGGAAGCTGATGCTGTCATGCACGTATTACGGTGATTTGTCCGACAAGCCGATCACTGAATACCTGCCGGTGCTGCATGATGGCTATGCAGGACAGAGAGCGATGCAGCAGTTGTTTACGATGGCTGCATCGTCTGGGGCTGATCTTGCCGAGGCATCCACCCTGCAAGGTGACGAGGCGCTGGATTATATGTCGGTGCAGATGAGCAATTCAGCACCGCCCAAGCTGATCGAATACCGCAAAGATGGGAAGTTTTTTCGAGTCATTAAAAGGAATTGGGAATGAAAACAAGACCGCCAGCACCGCAGTTTGTCACTGATTACCGGGAATGGGTCAAAGCTGGCCCTCCGAAGTGCTGCCACACCTGCGAGAGCTACGGCACCGATGGACTATGCATCGAGTTCTTCATGGAGCCGCCAGCGGAGTTTGCTGCCACCGTCGACGCTTGTCCGAAGTGGGCAGTGGAGGTGCCTTTCTAATGAAATGCGACTGCGGGGGAAATACGCGTGTGCTGGACAGTCGAGGGGTGAACAGGCGCAGAGAGTGCCTCAAATGCTGTATGCGCTTTTCGACCGAGGAAGTGATTGTGACCAAGCCGGAGAAAAAGAAAGTCCAAGCTAAAAAGCGCGTCAAAAGCATCTTGCCGGCAAACAACTGGCAACAATTAGCAAAGAACACCAGCGCACGCCAAAAGCTGGAAGCAATCCGCGACACCATAAAAGAAGATGACTATGAAAATTATTGACCGGATTCCGACCGAGCACGAGGAACAGCGTGAGCTGGTGTGCTGGTTCCGCCGTAAATGGCCTGACGTTCGCATCTTTGCCATCCCCAACGGCGGCTACCGCAGCAGGGCCACCGCTGGCCGTCTGAAGGCAGAAGGGGTGCTCTCAGGCGTTCCTGACCTGTTTGTGCCTGCCTGGGGGCTGTGGATTGAGATGAAACGGGCTAAAGGGGGGAGTTTAAGCGCTGAACAAAAGGATTTCATTAAATACCTTGAAAGTGTGGGATTCTCGTGTATAGTGGGAAAAGGTAATCAGGATGCACAAGAAAAGATTACTGCCTTTTTCACCCAAAACAAGGGGATTTAATGACCACCAAAATCAAAGATCGCTACATGACCATCCGGCTTCCTGCCGAGATTGAGCGTGAGCTTCGCAAGATGGCCGAGGCAAATACTCGCACGCTGGCTGCTGAAATCCTGCACTGCGTGAAGATCGAGATTTCAAAAAACAAGGAGGTCTAATGTCTCCATCCGAGTGGGGAAGGCTTCATCAAGCATTTCGGGCCAGCGCCGATCATTTTGGAATGTCAGGCAGGGAAAAAATAGAAGCTTGGCAAAGCGCCAAGGCAAGCCCGAAAAGCGCACTTCGTTGTTATGCCGCCATTGCAAATTCATTGAAAGGACAATCATGAGAATGAGCAAACAATACAACCACGATCCGCGACATTTTCGCTTCCCGCGAACGATGGATAATCACAGCGGGTATGCAATACAGGACTGCACCGGCCAGAGCCGATTGGCTGACAAGATTGTTTTTGTCGGGGCAATTGCCATTTTTCTGATGTTGATGATTTGTTTATGAGTAACGACCAGATGTGCAACGGCAACTGCAATCAAGGCCGCAGATGCGACTGCGTGACGGATTACGTATTCGATGGCCTGTTTACTTTGGGCTTTATGGTGACGGTGCTGGCGGTTGGCGGCATCGTCGGGTTTTTGGTTGGATTTTTAATGGGGGAATGAAATGACTTTCCTAACCGAACTATCCAATGTCCTAGCAAACGCCAATAACGCACTTGCCGGAGTATTCCTCCGCAATCACGCCAAAGAAATCATCAAACTGGTGGAGGCTGTGCAGCAGGAGCATGGTGGAGAAATCAACAATCCTCGATGCCCTATTTGCATCGCCCTCGCCGCGCTGAATAATGAGCCAATAGACCCCAACAAATGGGCCTTTGACCGCGGGCTGGAAAGTTACTAGCGCCGCTTCAAAGCGTCAGCAATGCCTGGCGCGATTTTCTCAACGCTCCTGCCAACCACATATCCGCCAAGCCCGAACTCGACAATCGACCACAGCTTGATGTATTCGGCTTCGGCTAGGTTGGGTGCTGCCCATCCGAACCATCGCGCAACGATCAGGCCGAGGAATACCAGCATGGTGATCGGTCGCCAGTTTGCCGCCAGCCAGTGCGACGAGGCTGCTTCGGCCTGGATGATGGATGCCGCCGCAGTCTCAATCTGCTGCTGGTGCTGCATCAACTGAACCAGCACCTCCTGCTCGGCTTTAGCTTTCTGCTCAGGATTAGGGAACAGGTTGCCGACCACCTTCCCAAGTATAGGGGCCAGCGCCGGGATTAGAAGATTAAGCATGTTAGTAACTCCAGATCGTTGGCCTGGGGGCGTCTGCCAGATCGTCAACGTGAATAAAACGACCACCTCCATTCTGGTTGATTCCAATGCCGGTAAAGCCGTGGTCAAAAGCCAGCTTTGCCAGCCTGTAGGCGTCTGCCCTATTCACATCGAAGTCAATCGCCCTGCCGGTAGTATGTGGGCCGGTGGCGCCGGTCTTGGACACCTTGGCGTTGTGCGCCGGGCATCGGGCCGCGCTGGTAATGCCTAGAGGCTTCCCAAAGGCAATCCGCAGGCGTTCCACCTTGTCCATAAAGTCCTGCGCCGGCAGCATTCCGCATCCGCATTTGCAGGCCAGTTCTGCATTGCTAAAATGTGGAGTCATTTTTTCGCCATCAACAAGTCGGTGATCTTGTCGAGCTTCGTATCAAAATGAATGCGCTGCTGCTTGATTTCATCGAATAACGACGTTTCGGTTTCTCGGCGCTCGTCTCTGTCTTTGTCGAATCGGACAATGTAATCATCAAAGGTTTTCTGATTGACCTTGCCATCCTCCAGCTTGGTGATCCTACCCATTGTCGTTGACCACAGCCACGCAAAGACTGCTGCGATTGCAGCGGCTACCCACGCGATGATCTGCGAAATGAAGGAGGCTTCGTCTGTTGGTGGCATGGGTATCCATTACTTTTTAAAGACGTTTAATAACCACAAGATTATTGATGATAATACCGGCGTAGAAAATTGACAAAATTATTGACAAAATCTCACTGCCGTATGCAACAAATACGCAGAGAACAGCGCCGAGTATCTTGGCAATAACAAGCCACGCCCACTTCGCATTGGTGAATAGCTTGGTGAACTCGGCCAGCTTAATCAGCACCGGGTTGGCCTCACGGCCTCCACCATTGCGAATCGCATACCAAGTGGTCAGCAAGTCAGCCACCTGCAGCGCCACCAGCATGATGATGTAGGTGGTCGGGGTCAATTAAATGCCTTCGCCCTGCACGATATAGACAGTTGCCGCAGCCGATGCAAGGCCGCTGAAAAATGAGGTTCGCGCAAACCGCATAATCTCAACGGCACCAGGCACCAGCACAATGGCTGGGCTTGGGTTTCCTGCTATTGGTGCAACAGCGTTTGCAGTCGCCAATGCTGAGGTCGTGCCAACGCCAAGAAATACCGTAAAAGCGCTGTCGTTGATGATGCGGTATTGACCTGTTCCCTGTGCGTCAAGCCTGCCGTAAACCAGTGCCTGAACGCCAGCCGGAGCAACAGCGGCTGCAGGTAATACAACTGTCTCGCCAAGAGGCGCAAATGCAATTTGTGAATTATTTGACATTTCAGACTCCTTTTTTAGCGGTAGCTGCTTTGTATTCAGCAATCACTTTAGCAGTGTGTGTGGCAGCACAGATGGCCTTAACTCTCGCATCCTCGCTGCTGTAGTCATCGCCAGGGGCTACAACGTGGCGGTGGAATGTTCCACTGATCTGCTTACCATCTTCCATGATGGCGGTCTTGGTGCGGACTTGGACGCAACCGTTTTCTACAACTTCAATAATATCTACTACTAATTTTTTTTCTAAAGCCATTTTATTGCTCCTTTGTTTCCAAATTGGTCATCCGACCAGTTATTAAAGTTAATTTGTCAAACAACTAATTACGTTATTCTTTTGTTGGTTTCACAATAAACTTGGTAATTACCTGCACCCGCTGTGCGTTCAATTGATAAATTACCACTTCCAGCTACAAAATTAATTGTGTAAGTGCCACCACCCGTTCCATTGTTTGTAAAGCTAAAAGTATACCCCGCTTGGTTATACTGCCAACCAGTTATGGGATTTAATACGTTCCATGCAAAATTAACGCCGTTGCCGCCTATAGACGCAAATTGAATTTGTAATACGCCACCAGCATCTCTTAACAAAACAAAGCCTGATGTATTACTGACTGCACCAATAGTATTAGAGCTATTGTTGCTAATAGTATTATTAAAAATACCGTTACTGTTTGGTAAAAAGCCTTTACCACTAAAAATTCCATTTACGCCAGTTAGAAAAGTTAAATTATTTAAGTTAAGAACGCCTGCTGGTGTTTGTGTGACAGTCGTAGAAATATTAGCCGCATTTTGAGCCACCCCTGAAACAACAATATTATTAAACAAATTATTAGAAGAAGTCGCTTGATAAACTGCTGCACCGCCACCGGTATCACCACCAGTTATGTAGTCAAACACTAAAGGGTTTCCAGTAGTATTGCCCGTGTCATTCATATTAATATTGACATTGGTAACAGTAGCAGGAGTTGGTTGTGCGGCTACTACGTGCTGACTTTGAAAAATAATTTGACCTACACCACCGTTTGTTGGCTGTGCGCTTGCAACTTTTAGCTCAATGTTGCTTGTATTGGAATCGTAGGCCTTGATTAAGACTAAGCCAAATAAATTGTTATATCCTGGGTTTTCTATTTGCATAGCCCCACGATGGTTAGTTATGCCATAACAGAAATAAGCTCTTGCGTTACACGCAGAAATACGAACATTGTCAAAATTAACTAAATTTCCATTGTCTGAAAACTGCAAACCATATTCATTTTGGAAATGAAGTGTGTTTGTAATGCTGATACCACGAACACGATAGGCATTTGCAGGGTTGCCAAATACATAAACACCAGACCCAACAGCGTTAAATACTACATTTTTAATGCTAATTAAATTAGAGTCCTGCGTTGTGCTAGTAAAGGCTAGTGCGTTCATTCCTGCTACCGTAATTGCGCCTGTGCTTGGTGTAAAAGCAAAAACGGAAGTTAAATTAATTCCATCCCATTCAATGTTTCTACAGCCGTTAAATATAAAAATATTACCGCCATCAGTAACCCCTGAAGTTAAAGTAACACCTGCGCCAACAAAAGAAATGCCTGATACATTGTTTAAGTAAAAATGGTATTGAAGTGATTGATTAGTAGTTGTAAAGTTAATTCCTGTTACTGGAACAGGCAAAGATACCGAGCCAGCAGCAGTTGCGCCAAGATAATAATTATTAGCCGTTGTATTGGGAAATAAAAGAGTGCCGCCGCCTTTAGCTATTAAAGCAGTAAGGGCATTTTGAATGGAAACGGTATCATTAGTTATTCCATCGCCTGCTGCGCCAAAATCTTGCACATTTATTGTTGCGCCAGTAATCATCGAATAAGAAACTTTAGTTAACGACATATATTGGCCTTTAAATCGTATTTTAAAATAACAGTTGTTATTATTAAACTTAAAAATAACTATACAAAATAAATGATAACACCACGAAACATGAATGTTGAAAACTGAGCATTGGTGAATCCATTTCCAGTATTTGCATAAGGAATGAAAATTTGTTGCGCAGCTCCCACCATAAAATTGAACTGTAATGAACAATTGGTGTAACTTACAAAGCCACCAGCCACGCTGCTAGTTGTGCTTTTTGATGCAAATGGTAAACCACCTATTACTGGGCCAGCCGCATCAACAGTAACTGGATACACTAAATTAAAAACACAAATAACTTGATTTCCAATTTTTGTATAAAAACAATTTCCTGAGGTGCCGGTAAAGGTAAGTCCTGCTCCGCTAGAATCGACTGGTGTCCAAGTGCCTTCTTCATAGTCGTTTAACAATTCGCTTGTGCCTGTGCCCGCAGTGGCAGAAAAGTCAATGCCTTTTCCTGATGTGCCGATAACGAGGTTGCCAGCCGTAACTGTGACGTTCTGTGCGCTGTTGATACGCATCGCCTCAGTCGGAATTTGACTTCCATCTGGTGTCGTGGAAAAGACAATGCGCCCAGGCATATCATTGCTACCAGGCGTTCCATCAACATCCACTTGTATTTGTGCTGCCAACGCCAAGTCTGTGCCATCGTAGCCAGCCAGAAACATCGACCACAAGTTGTCACCACTTTGCACAACTGTTGGCGCAGCAATAGTGCCTCTTGAGCGACAGGCAAACGTGCCAGCCCCAGACGATGCAGTAGTATTCTCAGCCTTTACAAACCCAGCGACAGGGTTCGTTCCGTCCTGCTTAACGCAGAACTTGCTAGTCACCGTTACGCCTGCAACAACGCCTGTTGTGTCTCCGCCGACACCAGTATTGCCAGACAAGAGAGATGTGCCAGAGACGGTCAGGTTCACGCCATTCAGATCAGCACCGCCCTCGACCCGCTGCCAGACAGAGCCGTTGAATGTTGCAAGATCGCCCACACCCCAGTTGCTGATGCCGTTCAGGTTGGTCGCTCCTGCTGTGCCGACAACGTAGTAGTCGCCCTTCGTGCCCACGCTGGATGCCAGCGCAGGGCTGTTGGCATTGGCATCCCACGTGCCTTTGAAGTTCAACGCGCCGATAGCGTTGGTGATTGATGAGACTGCTTTTAGCATTGCTTTCTCCTTAGATCAGGAATTCAATAATCGAGGTAAGTGGTGGCGCTTCTGAGAATGTCACGTTGCCGCCAGCAAGTGTGTATGTGTTTTGATTCTGATAAACGCCGTTTATGTAGATTAGGCTCGGCAAAAAAGAAACCGCAAAGATTGTCTGCGTTCCAGTTCCTGTGGCGTTAGCAAACAGATTGCCAGCAGAGCCGGGGAAGGCATTTCCATTGAGCGACGTATAGACCACGCTGCCCTTGCTGTCGAGCACCTGAATACTGTAGTCGCTACCCACGTAAAAGCGCGACGGCGTGCCTTGATAAACAGGGTATCCGTTAAGCGTGCGGATGGGCTGGGCCGCTAAGATAGTCAGGGCTGAATCCCAATAAGCAGCAATCGGGTTGGTGACTGGGTTCAGGTTGACAGTGCCGACCCAGATATAACCATTATCCAGCGGCTGGCCGTCAGCGCCAGCAAAGGCCGGATACGGTGGATTGATCGAGAGTGATGACATTATTGGTTATCCTGGTCGAATTGTCGCTCGGCTTGGGTTGCTGATTGCAACCATTGAATCCTTGCGTCTAGTGCTTTTGGGATTTTAGCTGCGTCTGCAAAATTCTGGAATGATTGTGACATGGCAGTGCGACGAATGGTGGCTGCGCTGGGTGTGCCTTTGGTTGCTGATTCAATGGTAAGTTTCTGGAATGCCTCATCAGCAAACAGTTTTCCTGCAGCTTTGAGCGCGTCCTTATTGCCTTGCGTCATGGCGCTGGTGATCACCGATGTGGCTGCTGCTGCAATAGGGCCACCCATTGCGGCTGCACCAGTTAAAGCACCTTTTGAAAGTGTGCTCTCCATGACCTTACCGATCAGGCTTTCGGCCTGCATACCCTGCAGCAGCGCCTGGTTTGCTTTGCCGGTGGTCAGGACATTGGCTCTGGCTTCGGTGACGCGCTTGGAAACTTCAAACAGGTCACGCAGCACATCCGCCGATTCCTTGCCGAGCGTATCCACGATGGTCTTGTAGACGGGTGGATTGGCACGCAGTTTGGGGTAGATGTCGGCAAACTCAGAGAATCCGAATCCACCCTTTTCTGCACCCCTGGCCGAGCGAGTGACGGATGCCAGCGCGGTGGCTATTGTCTCTTTGCGTAAATCCTCTGGAACTGCTTTTAGCAGGCGGTTGAACTCGCCGGCATCGCCCTTGGCTGCGCCAGTGATGGCGGTTCGCATCTTGTTGGCTACGCTGCCCTCGATGTCCTGGCCGAACACATTAACGATGCGCTTGCCCAAGGCACGCTCTTTGGCGTAAAGCAGGTTGGCCGCACGTAGTTGCTGGCGCAGTTCCTCGCCGCCGATGTTGCCAACATTCGTCAGTTGATCGTCAGCCAGCGCCGCATACAGGCGCTTTAAGTCTGCCTCGGCCATGCTGCCGTAGGGTGACTCCATCTTGTTTAGAGCCTTGCCGATCAATCCCTTTTCGCGCTTTAGTAGCCCGTAGGTCACATTTCCGCGCTCAATCATAAGCGCCAGTTTTTTCTCGGCTGCGGACATGCCTTCTTCGGTGACTTCGGCCCTGATAGCGTCGAGGGTTTCCTTGAGCTTGGGCAGATCGACAATTGATGTCTTTGGCACCACTTCATCGACCGCATCGTAAACCTTGCCGGCCTGCTTATTGAGGTCTGATCGGGTGGCGGTCAGCGAGTCCTTGATTTTCTGCGAGACCACGCCAGGCGCAACTGCGCCCTCCACAAAGGTGGCGTCGAATTGCTTGATCACATCGTCGGCCTTGTCCACGGCTTGCGATACGGTAGTTCGCCATGCGGACTCTGCCTCGCTGCCTGCTGCAGATCGGGTCAGTCCTGCGGCTGCTCGGACTTGCGGGTTGTCGCTAAATACGTCAGCCGGCAGTTGGATGCCGAGCCGGTCGGCGGCTTCCTTGGCTGCAAGATTGACCTGGGCAAGATCGGCCAGCCGGTCGCGTGCGCCGGCAGAGCCAAAGCCTGTGCCTGCCGCCTGCTTGACCAGTTTTCCGACTTCTTCCTCGGCCACTTCCGCCACAACCGGGGCCACTGGTGCTGTCGGGGCCACTGCTGGGGCTGCTGCAGGGGCTTCTGGGGCCATTGCCGCACCCATTGGAGCACCTGGGGCCACCGCAGGCGCTGGCGCTGCCGCAGGACGCCCTGTGACGCGCTGTGCGACCTTCTTGACTGCCTGCACCACCGGAGGGGCCACGCGCTGCAAAATCTGCCCTGCCGGGCCGGTTGCGCCAGCCAGCAATACCTCGCCAGTGTCAAACTTGCCGCCAGTTCCTGCTTGACTTGCTTCAATGGCCGCTTGAGTGGCACCAGCGCCAATGATGGCACCAGGGATAGTTGCGGCTCGGCCAGCCGGCGTAAAGGCTGCAATGGCTCCGGCAGCGCGGGGAATGTCGCCCAGGCTAAAGCCTGGCGGTATTGCGTATTCCTTTTGATCGACCGACGAGCGCAACAGGTAGTTGCCTTTGGCATCTTGCCGAATCTGAACGCCAGGGAAGTTGGCCTGTAAAATCTGCACCGTCTCCTTCGGGTTGCTCAGGAGTGTGCCAAGGGCAGTCTTAAACGATGCCACGCTCATCTGGTTGAGTTCCGGCATACTTGTCCACTCAGGCAGCGCCTGAGTCTCAGGCGTGGCGCGTGCGCGTCCTGTGACCGACTCGGCTATACCTTCAAAAAATCCCATCTTGGGCTGCTCTGCTGGAGCTGGTGGCTCAAGAGCCGCCGCACCACCACCAGCACGAATTGATGCCACCCTAGCCTTCAGATCAGACGAATCTGGCGCAACATCATCCGGGATGTTGTTAATGGTGATGCCATCTTTTGTGGTGATGGAATAGGCCATATTAGTAATTCACCGTCACATTTTTCTGTGCAGCAGCAGGGAGTTCGGGTATTTGGTAATCTTTAGGCGCTGCACGTCCTGCCCTTAATTGCAAAGATTTCAAATACATCGGAATTGCTTCAAGTTTTTGCTTAATAGTTTCTGGTTCATCAAAGTAGGTCGGAGTTAGTTCTTCAATCTTTTGCTTTGCTTCATTTTCATTAACGCCTGCGCCAGTTGCCGCCCGCAATAATGCTTCAGACAATGAACTTGCCGCTTGCACAAACTTTTGACGTTCCTTCCCTTGCGCTGCTCCACCACCCCCTATGGATTCAAAAAATCCTTTTTCTTCTGCTCCAGTTCTTTTACCTTCTTTGGTATACATTGATGCAAGCATATTAGTGTAAGCATTGCTAGCTTGAGATAACCAACCAGCGGCTTTTCGCTCATCTTCTGTTGCTGTGCCAACTGTAGTTCCTGCATTTTTACTTGGGATTGGCAACCCTTTTAATGCTGCTTCAAAATCAAGTTTTAGACTTTTACCAGTTGTTTCAAGATTTCTTGTTGTCGCCAAAGCTTGATTCATTTGCGCTACGGTCAATCCAAGATCGGCACCTTTCTTCTTAAGTTCTGCAAGCGCAAACCGGTCTGCATACTTGGCATCAACTGCTGCCTTTTCTGCATCAGCCCTGGCCCTGGCCGCATCTGCTTTAGCCTTTTCTGGCGCATTGGTGGCCGTGGCCTGTGCTGTAGCTGCATCTGCCACGGCTCTGTCGGCGTCTGCCACAGCCTTCGTCAATGCGCTTGGCGCTTGCGCTGCTGAAGATACGGCCTTCACCGACTTTTCAAACCGGTCAGGATCAAGCACTGTTAATGCAAAGTTAACGCCAGTCTGTGCGCCTTTAATGTCTCCGCTTTCAAGTCTGGTAAGAATTTGATCAAAAATATTAGTCGATTGGCCTGAGTTCCTTTTTGCTTGAATAATGGTTTGCACTTGCTCTTTTGCCACATCTGGGTTACCGCTCTCAAGGGCCATTGAAATTGCCATGCCTTGATTAAACTCGTTTTTTATAATTTCCTCGCCAACGCCTTTCCTCACATCTCCAAATGCCTCTCGGAATTGCGGATACTTGGCAATCATGCCAGTCCATGCTTTTTGCGATCCATCGGCCTGCGCTGCCTGGAGGTCGGTGGCAAATTGCTGCTTTGCCTGCTGCGCTTGCTGCTGGGCAATTTGCTGATCCTGCATCTGGCGAAAATTTGCGCCAAGTTGCAGGCCAGATGTAAGGCTTTGGGCTAAATCCACTTGCGGGATTTGAGACATGTAGTTAATTGGTTGAACCATGTTTTTACTGCCTCAAAATTTAGTGTATCTAAAGCCAGAGCCGCCGCCGCCTACACTCTGGCCAGCGCCGCCGGATAGTGAAAATTCACCTGGAACTGCTCCAGTAGGTGCGCCACCAAATGCGCCAGCGCCATAAGCTGCCGCGCCAAGCGAGGCGAGTGTTCCGAATGTTCTACCAACCACGCCGCCTTCTGCCAATTGAGCGCCTGCCGTGGCTGCACCTTGCTGCCCAAGCAGGTTGGACACGTTTTGGCCTAGCTGCATCCCTGATGTCGCTTGCCCAACTGCTGAGGCTTGACCCAGGCCGGTAAGACCGCCAAGACGCCCGTATTGCTGATTGATGAGGCTGGACAGCAGCGCCGGTCTAAATTGTGCCAGTGCGCCCTGTATGTTCCCCCCACGCAAACCGCCGGTAGCCGATGCATTTTGCAGCATGGCTTCTTCACCTTGCTTGGCCAGTGCCTGAAATGTCTCTCCACTGCTAATACGCTCAATGGCTGCACGCTCTGCCTCTGGGCCTTGTAAGCCGATCAGGGCTTGCTGCTGGGCTAGTGCTGGAGCGCCGGCTGCTGTATATGGGGCCAGTAGTTCAACAAGCGTGTCGAACTGCCTTCTCTGCTCGGCAATGCCTGCGGCTGATGCAGCAACCTGTGTGGCGCTTGCTTGTCCTGCTGCATCGGCTGCTTGTGATGCGCCAGTAATGCCGCCAAAAACGTCACCAATTAAGTCACCAACAAAGCTCATGATTTACTCCAATCTGTGCGCGTCATGCCGAGGATGTAGATGTCTTTGGCAATCCCACCTTGCACGCAAGCTGCACGCCTACGGCCTTCTTCTTTGAAGCCTAGCTTGATGCAGTAGTTTTTTGCCGACTCCAAGCCCTCGATGATGTAGGCGGTAACGCGCAAGATGGGACGGGCAAAAGCCCACGCCAAAAAAGCGCAGCCAAGGTCGCGGGAGTGTTTGATAGCTGACTTGTGCAAAAGAGAATGAAGCTCAATCTCGGTGCTGGAAAACCGTATTGCCATGAATGCGCCAGCAAAGCGACCGCCTACGGTTGCGGTTAAGTATGTGACGCTGGGATGGTCAATGGGTGCCGCTGGCCGGTGGTCATGACCGATCTTTGCGGTAATGTAAGGATCAGAATAGACCTCCAGAAGGTGGCCTTTTGTGATTCCTTCCGTAACGACCGACATTGAACACTCCTGTGCAACAGGGTGAGCTACTGGCGGCTCGAACGGCTCAGTGGGGCTTATTTTCGCACATTTTGGCATTTGGTCAATCCATCTCGGATTCGCGATCTTCCCAAGCCTGGCAAACCCGCATGTCATTGCAGATAAAGTTGAGCTTTTCGCAATGTCCACGGAACCCTGCGCCCTTGTCATAAGTCGCCATCGGGATGCGCTCGATCCTGACTTGGGTCATGAGGCTGTTGTCGTAATACTCGCAGTTGGAGCAGTGCTTACGCCTTGCGTCCTTTTCGTCGCACTGCATCGCCTGCGCCAGCCCTGCGTAGAACTCCTTGTTTGCGCCAGCCTCATTGGTCGGAACTTCGGGGCCGTAGTTCCAGTCCTGCACCGCAATGGCGTAATTCTTCTTGTTCTCGGCTGTGCTGATGAATTCTTCCTCCATCGGCAGTCCTGAAAAGCCACGCGGAATAACCATAAAGTCTTTCATGCCGTTCTCCTTTTAGGTGATTTCTCGGCCAGATGCGCGGATGGTCAGTGATGTGGCTGCGCCGGCAATGGTTGAAATAAATCCACCGGACTCTAGCGCCTGGCCGACCAGTTCTGGGCAGGTGTAGGTCTCGTCGGGCGCAATTGCGCGGGTGTCAATAATCAGGTTGGCTGCACTAGCAGCGCCTGCACTCGTCACCAGATTGGCGCTGATCGTCACATTGCCTGCCGTGGTGTTGGTGATCGTGAACTTGTCAATGATCGCCTTGCAGTTCACCGCGGTGTATTGCGTGGTCTGGGCGTTCTCGGCTTGCTTGGCCGGGATAAGAACTTTGATGGATACGGTCATTTTATGATCCTATCAATGGCTTGAGATTTTAAAGTGTCAGACATTGCGGATTTGAACTGTTCAAAATCCTCTTGCAATTTCACCGCAAGACCGTTTTCATGTGCGTCTGTTAAAACGATTTCGTAGGTCATGATTAAGCCCATCCTCCAATAGTCGTTACGGTGTTCGCGCCAAGTAGCTCAAAGGAAATCCATGAACCCCGCTTCATTAGGTTCGTTCCTGTGGGGTTGGCGCTGAAGTTTATCTGCGGCGTGACAGTTCCTTCGGTGCCAACAACCATAATCCCCTCAAAATAAATGTTAGTGTAAACCAGAGCGCTTGTGGCATTCATCACTTTGGACGCAACGCCAGACGCATGAACCGTAGATTGCACCGTTGCAATACCGTTTAAGGCCGCGCTCCAAAGCAAGACCTGATATTGAAAATCAGTCACCGTCGCGGTTGCTAAAGCGAAAGCCATCGCGGTTGTGTGCGTTGTGGCCCCGGTGTTCACAATCCAGCGCCCTCGCACCCGGTATGTTGAATTTGCTGCTACTGTGAAAACGTCCTGCGCGGTCTTGTTAGTTCCAGCCCAAGTCTGAACCCCGAGCGCAGCATTTAGCGTTCCGTCCGATTGCAAAATTGACATTTGCAAATCAGATAAAACGCCAGTCGCACTCGCACTGACAACCAGATTACCCGCCCCAAGAACGCTGCTTCCATTGATCGTTTTGATGTTCGTCGCGCTAACCAGCGTGGCTTGCTTGCCATCCAGTGCGCTTTGTAGGTCACTCTGCGACGATAGCGTTCCGGTGATCCCGCCCCATGCGACCGATGCGGTAGGTGCAGCAAACGTGCCATCACCGCGCAGGAACGTGGTCGTATTGTTCGGCGGGGTCGGCACCGCACCTCCAACAGTGGCCGTCATCACTGGTAAATCAGAATTCACCGCAATGCTCGGAACGCCGGTGCCGGTCGTGTTTTTCAGCAATCCAGTCGCCAAACCAGACAGCAGGACTCCGTTTATTCTCACCACCGTCAGCGCCGTGGCACCTGTGGCATCCCCTGTATGCGTCGCGTTCGATACCAGTCCGCTGTATTGTGTATTCGTGGCGTTGTCGCCAGTGTTCGTTCCACTAGCAGACCCGGTGCCTGTTGCGTAAGTGCCTGATGCCTGCTTGCCATCCAGTGCGGTCTGCAAGTCGGTCTGGCTTGAGAGGGTGCCAGTTACCGAACCCCAAGCCGCACTTCCAGATACCACAAGATCACCAGCGCCCAATACAGAGCTTCCATTGATAGTCTTGATGTTTGTCGTGCTGACTAGCGTATTCTGCTTGTCGATTGGCGCAATTGCTGCCCAACTTGTCAGGTCTGAATCGTATGCCTGAACAGAAACACCAATGTCTGCATTTTTTAAAATAGTAGTATCGTAGCCCTCTACCGATACGCCAATATTTGCTGATTTAAGAATGGTTGCATCAGCCGTTTCTGCGCCAACGTCTCCCGCCGTCAGGACAACGACTCCAACGTGTGTATTAACAGAATCAACAGCACCACCACCAGTTGCAGGAGGAAATTGATTGATAGCCATCAGATTGCCTCTGCCCCAGATGCGGTAATGGTTAGCCCAGCGCCAGATGCTTGAATTTGGATTGTGTCGCCTGCATTAAGAATCTGCACCCCGACCCATTGTGTGGTGCTGTTTGCATTTAGCGGCACATCATAAAACAGAGCATTGCTTGTTGCCGCCACACCAGCAGACGGAACCAAAAAAACTCTAAGGTTAAGAGCGCCTGCCGTTGTGTTTGCAATGTCAATGTCTTTTACAAACGTGCGTGTTGATGCCGGAACCGTGTAAAGA